GGCGGAGATGCACTGCGTAAGCAACATCTCCGAGGAGTTTTGCTCCATCTCCGCCGGGCGCTTAATGGCCCATCACGTGATTAGCGTGATCCATCGGCGTTTGGACTTGAAGCCGCCGCGCTTCACACTGGAACTAAAGTCCAGTAACGATCGGTCGAAGACCGTGATACTTTCGCCTCCGATTAAGGAGGCGAAGCTCATGGTTGAGTCGATCGGCGGTAAGAACACTGAATTCGAGCTCCATAAGGAGCCCGGACGCAGTGAGCCACCGGCGAGGTCGACCATTACGGACGAATCGAGACCAGTCTTGGATCGGGGCATCTGCCACGGTCCAGTCGAGATCTTCGAGGTAGTCAATAAGGTCTTCCTTACTGAACATGGAAGGTCTCCTCTGAGTTCGAACCTAATACCTTCTGCATGAGGATATAATCCTTGTACATATGGTACCACGTCTCGAACGCTTCGGGAGAAAGGCCTGTCCCGTGGGCCACATTGGGCGTCTGGTTCAACGTAAATTTCTTGTCTAATGAATCCATTGGATCCAGAAGCGCGAAATTTTGATGTTTGGCCGGACGCTCGTGCCCACAAGTGCAGACAAGGTGTTGCTTTTCCATCGATGTCATCCTTCTTTTGAGTAGGTTGATATACGATACGCCTCTGCTCATATCCGCAGATTGACGAGTTATATCGTAAACCTGTGGTTAAATGAGTAGAAGTAAAGTACACTCCATCTCCGCGATTAACGGAAGATCGAGGTACTGGAGCACGCAACACCCCTTCTACCATCTCGCGTATAACTTGAGTTATCTGCCACATACCCAGTTCATAAAACTGGTTTGCAGTAGAAACCCAAGCCATTACGTGTTCTGGCATCCAGGTTCGTGCATCATCGGGTGGTAACTGCCTAGCATAGACCGGTTTTACCGGCGTGCCGTTGTAGTAATCACCACCGCAAGACTCCCGAAACAGTGATCTTCGGAAAGACTTGTTGATGTTTACCTTTAAGCCATAGGCCTCTAGGTTATGCACGACTGTATCCGCATACTCCACAGGAACGATTATATCGTCCCCATAGATATCGATCAGAGCTGAATATTGCTCTATCGACGAACTTGACGGACATCTACCGTCCTGGGAGTGCATGCTGCTCTGAATAAGGGTGTAAAACACCATAGCCTCAACGGGAAAGCATAAAGCTGAACCCATAGAAGCATACTTATTCAGGATCACATTTATCCCATTGGGTAAAGTAGCATGTAGGGACCTAGCATCCTCCAGATACTGGAGAATGCCACTGGACCTAAAGATACGCTGAACGAGCAAAAAATGAACTCGGTCAGACGCGTCTTTCAAGTCTAAGGTTGCCAGTTTACGGTCTACACTACTACTGTGAGCGAGTCTCTGATTCACACTCTGATCAGTAAACCGAACAGAGTTGCGAGTCAGGCGATGAGATTCCAATCTCGGCACAATATAATGCATGAGACCTTGCTGCATATACTGCATCGAGGAAGGTTCTATCGCAATGACTCTGGGAGTCTGCTGTGTCTTTGGCACAAAAACAACTCGAACTCCGGGTTCATCTCGGATGTCGAGGAAGTCGATGTGTTCAGACACCTCAGATACACCCATCCCTGCGGCAAGACAAGCGTACCCGTAATTGGGCCACGCGTGTAAGTCGGAAGGGAAGGTGTGCTCAGCCCGGCTATACCAGTACCGGATTTGGTGTCTTTCGTTAACACCAAGCCGGTCAGCAGTAACGCCGGGGCCATGCTGACATACAATTTCCAGCGGGTCGATCTCAGGGAAAACCTGAGACCATATGACTCCTGAGACCTTGTCAAGGATTTCATCCTTCCGTCCAAGGGACGGTGTCAACTGGCCAAGCTCTCGCTCCACTTCAAGAAAATGGTCTATAGCCTTAAGCTCACGCTCAGGACTACAAGACATCTTAAGCTTCTTAAAGAAGCGGCAGATTTGCCGAATAGCAAAGACGCTATCAGCATCGATATCTTGAAGCGGCTCACCTGTACGCGCGAACACCCTACTGAAGAAACCTCCGAGAAATCGGGGGAGACTTCCAGTCCTAGAAAAACTACTAGGAACTGTGAGTAGCCCGTCCTCCAGACCTCGTTCTAGAGAATCTGAGAGAGCGGGGAGGGTTATCGTTAAGAACGATAATCCTTCGTGTTCACAACGACGTCGCAAAGTTGCGATGTCGCGTTCTACGGACAAGTCTAGGTCTCTACCAAGTTGTTTCAGTAGAGCCTCGACGAGCATGGTCGGTCTTTTCACTGTAACCTCCATCTTTACGGGGGAAACAGGACCGTCCAATGCTACCCTGAACTAAATGTGGTCTTGCGACCTGTTAGTCGGCGTTAAAATTCGCCGCCGAGGACCTTATTATAATTGGCCGAAGAAAGCCAAGTTTTGAGGCCCTCGATCAGGTAACCGATCTCGGTGTCGGTGAAGATGTTGTTCCGGGGCTCGTCGATGACGAGATAAACCGAAACTCCACGCTCTGCCGTGACGGCGGAGATCGGATCTGCAGAAATCTTTTTCTGCGAGAGCCGAACTTCGCGACGAAACCGCGCTGCAGTAATATTCTGCTTCGTGGTTAGTGCCGTTAGACCATCGGCAGCCGTATATACGTTCTGCGTAGGACCGCTTGCGGTCTTGGGCAGTGAAGTAACGACGGCATTGATGGTAGCACTCTGAGGATCGGTAAGCATTGAAAGCTCCATTTACAATCTACGTTTCACAACGTTGGTTTAAATGGTCACCACCTCGAAGCACCTAGGGCTCCCAGGATGGACCACTGTTTGGCGGATAGATCTGTATCTATTTCCAGACCGTTTCCGAATGGACTACCCAATAGTCGTGACTTAGTCACGGTTCTTGAGGTAGAGGTAGCACTGACGTGCTGACTGTATGAACCATTATTGAGCATAGTAGCCGTAGCGTTACACTCAACAAGACGTTCAGTCTCTCGCATGACATAAAAATAGTCAGCGGCGAGAGAGTCAGCAACGCCAGTATCCAAATTGGACACTAGGTTGCCCAGATTTGAGAAGTAGTCAACCATCCAGGTCCACGGGATAGCGTTATAGATGACGCTAGGACGAATACTCATCCCCCAGGCTCTAGCTTTAATAAAATCGCTAAAGTCTACGCCCCGTGGAGCTTCAGGCAGCCAGTACCGGAAAGAGGCAACAGCCCATGTCCGATCTGTTTGCGTGTAGGTTCGTACACCTTCCGGTTGTGAGCTATACCATCCTATCGGTAAGATAGGATGGAACAAATTATAGCCTGCAACAGGTTCGGAATACGAGGTCGATTCGTTCGCTACTTGCGTACGACGCCTGACTTTCTTCCCGTTGTCTCTGATGAGCTGCGTGACGTACTTGTCTATTTTTGTCATGGTTTTGACAAACTTAGATACGTCGTTTAGCAGCGGGGCCCACCCGAACTGGAGAGCAAGGTAGCCGCTTGCGGCACCCTTGATATCCGGAGTAAACCTGTTTTGAAGTTTCCTAACACCAGCCGTCATTGACGGAATGGTGCGTGGAAGATCGCGCAGCTCTGCAGCTGCATTAGCGAAATCAAAAACAGGACGGGCTGGCTTCATCTTATGATAGGCACCGACCATTGATGTCTCGCCTGTGGGAATTACCACAGGCCAAGGCAAAGCTGGAGCGGAGGCAGCCATCATCCCATGATAGGAAAATGGACTGTCATTAATAGAGACAGAAGTCATGCCGTAGTTTATTTCGTTACGTGCCAATAGGAACGTACCGCCACAAACTCCGGTGGGCTTCTGCCACTTATAATTGCCGTGCGTCGTGACCACTCCCTGAGAATAATACTCAGGAAGGTATTTCTCCTCTGAGCCGTATGCGGTAAAAGTACCGAGACGGACAGCGGGATGTCGTTCAAGACGCGTTTTTATCATAATGAGACAACTCCATTCAGGGGAGTGTTCCGTAGAACGTGGGGGGGC